AAACTGTATCAACTTTACGGTAAATTATTCCGGTCAAAGGACAAGGTATTCTGGGGATATATCTGTTTTTGAAAGGCTTGAAAATGCAACACGCATTACTTTATCGGGAATGTCGAATGAACTAAGCGGCATTACGGGGGATATCGGTGTATTCGCAGGCCGTACAAACTTGCTGATCGTGAACTTTGATTTTACATCTGTTTACGGTGACCTGTCGGCTTTCTCTGCTTCTACAAACCTTATCGAGTTATACCTGCGTGGTTCGGATACATACGGGAATGTGAACAGCCTTGCATCCACGCTTACATCATTTTTCCATAGCAACGGGGTTTACAAGCCGAAGAGAGCGTTTAGCTACAACATGTCGGTTAATCCGAAACCTAACCTGTTGCAATTGTATGACGGATTAGGCAATGCGTTTTCAGGGAAATTTGAAGATATAATAGATACTACAAAAACATCGACTCCTAATCTGTTTTGTTATTCGGAGGGTTCGGCTGTGACGGTGGATGTATACGAATTATTGAGAAGGATTGCAAACCGCTTGATAACGAATCTGCAACCTTATTTTGGTACGGGATCGGCTTATTCGTTTTCAGGCGATATATCCACATTAGCTAATACGGGCGGTGTCGGTGCTATGGAGTTCGTAGGTGCCAACGTACCCGCCGCAAACGCAATACAGGTATTAAATTATGTGTATCGCAGTACTGCGCCTTCAATCGCCAAACGAATTTATATACGTACCGATGCGAGCGATCCGGGAGTGACCGATGCTGTTGCACAGGTACAGTCGAAAGGTTATACGGTAATGATTTTCCCACTATTTTAAACTATTTATATGAAAAAATTAACAAAAAGATTCAGGGTGTTGCATATCGGCAATAAGTTACTGGAAAGACAAATAGAGTTTGAAGAGGGCGTGGTTATATTTCCGGCTGATGATGTGACAGCCGTTGAGTTTGATACACGGTATGAAGCGGAATTGTATATGAAGCAGAATAATTTAGTATATGAGCCTGCAAGCGAAGATTGAAAATATGATTGAGAAAGACAAGCTGATGCACTTTTGTGTCGGCTTGCTATTGGCTCAGTTAGCCTATCTATGGATATGGTTGATAGTCCTTCCTGTCGTAGTTGGCATCGCAAAGGAACAGTACGATAAGTATGTGAGAAAAACTGGATTTAACTGGTGGGATGTGTTGGCTACTGTATTAGGTATAATACCTGTGTTAGTAGTAATTATGATTTTATATTAGATAAAATAAAAACCTCTCGACTATCCTAAAGGATGCTACCAACATCCGATAGTTGAGACACGAAAGGTCTAGCTTTCGCATCTTTTAGCCGAGAGGCAATCAATGAATTGATTTTACTAATGATGCAAAGTTAAAATAAAATGATTACGAACGAACTAAAACTAGATTATGATTTTAGAAGTACAACCGCATCAGGTAGAAGTTGCGAAGGCAATAGCAGATTATGGCTTTATGGCTGTCTTAACGGCTTTTACTCTAGTTGCCATGTTTGCCATGTTTAAATTCTTTATGAGTACGCTAAAAAAACTATTGGAGAAACAGGATGGAGCATACCTGTATGAAACTCCAATGGAACAGATCAGGGTATTACAGAGTGCCTTGTTCGACTTGGCAAAACATGAAGTATTATCACAGATGTACAGGATATTCACAGAAAATAATCTGCATGATAAAGAACACGTCAGGTCGAAAATAAAAGACGTACTTACTAATATACATAATGACAGAAACAGCAAACTGGACAACTTCAAATATCATGGACTGAAGCTGTCTGAATTTACTTATCCGAAATGGATTGACAGGATTACGGATATATGTATGAAACAAATATATATGAATGAAAAAGAGTTCAGCCACAAAAGGACTTTCTCTGCTTTGGATGTAGCATACAACCGAATCAAAATAGAATTTTACAATAATATAATAGCAAAGGCATAATGGCAAAAGTTGAATTATTAGTACCTAAGATATTGAAATGGGAAGGTGGTTTTGTAAATCATCCCAATGATAAAGGTGGTGCAACAAATAAAGGTATAACTATCGGCACTTATACCTATTACAGAAAGTTGAAAGGATTATCAACACCTTCAGTAAATGACCTAAAAAATCTCTCCAATGATGAGTGGATAGATATTCTTAAAACTCTCTATTGGGATAAATGGAAAGCTGACGAAATACAAAATCAGTCAATAGCAAATCTTTTAGTTGATTGGACATGGGGTTCAGGTTCCTATGGAATAAAATATCCACAACAGGTGTTAGGTGTTGTTGCCGATGGTATTGTTGGAAAGAAAACACTAGCTGCCGTAAATGATTATCCGAATCAGGAAGAATTGTTTCAAAAACTATGGAACCGGAGAAAGAAACATTTCGAAGATATCGTAAATCGTGATTCTTCTCAAAAGGTATTTTTGAAAGGCTGGCTGAACAGACTAAACGATTACAGATATGAAGAATAAATATTGGATAGCTATTCTAGTTGCGTCTATTCTTATTTCTTTTTTTGTTGGCAGATACTCCTATGATGGAAAAGAAGCAATAAAATATGTACCTGGCGAAACAATAACAGGAAGTGTTCCAAAAGAAGAACTTACCCCTGTGAAGGAAGAGAAAGGAGAATCTTCTGATCTTCCAACTAAGAAGATAGAAATACAATATAGAGATACCGGGAGCATAACGACAATTACTGAAATAAAATATACTGTTCAGGTAGTAGATACAGCAGCAATAATAGCCGATTATCTTGTAAAACGTACATACGAACGTACCTTATTCAATAATGATAAGCAAGGGAAGCTCATTGTTTATCCTGTGGTATATCAGAACAGACTGACAGCACTTGATTATAGCTTCACTCCGATGCATAAGGAGATAACCAAACCACAATTAAAGGTATGGCAGCCTTTTGTTTCTGCATCATATTCAACGCTCGATTATTTTGGTTTGGGTGGTGGTATGTTCTATCATGATTTAGGGTTCGAATATCAGTATCAAATAGGATATAAGAATACGAATAACGGTCATAGTTTTGGATTGAAGTATAAGTTTTAGGTCGCAGACCTCTTTATTTACAATAGACAGTATATAGATTGTTGGATGCGAAACAAATAATTGCAGAGAACGCCCGAAGACATAAAGAAATAAATATACCATACGACCCGGTAACAGGGGAAGGGTGTCAGGGTGAAAGGGTGTGTCTAAAGATAAAAGACGCACCCTCACCATTATTGTACATACCTGAACCGATGATGAAAGAAGAAGTTTGTCAGCTTCTTAAAAAGAAGGGTTCTATTGCTAAACTATATCAATCGCTCCATGTAGAATTGACAGAAGAAGAGTATTTCGATTTTTGGGTTAGCTTTTGCGAACTTCGATACGAATACGACTTTGAGTTTTTTGCCATATCCTGTATTACCATCCGGCACAAACTAACCGGAAAAGACGTTCCTTTCAAACTAAATAGGGGACAACGAAGGCTATTAGATCGCTTAGAAAAAATGAGATTGGCAGGTGTGCCGATTCGCCTGATACTTCTGAAAGCGCGGCAATGGGGTGGTTCTACTCTTGTGCAGCTTTATATGAAATGGATACAGATCATTCACAAAAGGAACTGGAATAGTGTAATATGCGCGCACTTGCATGATGCTTCGAAGAATATCCGGGCAATGTTGAGCCGTTCGCTCGATAGCATGATACCTATAAATGGTATAAAACATCACCTGAAACCATTTCAGGGGACACAGAATATTAAAGAAATTCCGGAGCGTGGTTGTCTTGTTACAGTTGGTACGGCCGTTGAACCTGATTCGGTACGTTCACAAGATGCAAAGATGGCACACTTTTCTGAAATTGCCTTCTTCCCGAATACAGAAAACAATAATCCTGAAAATTTAGAAGCGTCTATTATCTCTTCCATACCTGCGGAACCTTATACAATGATTGTCCGGGAGAGTACCGCCAACGGAATCGGCGACCACTTCAATTCGGAATGGGAGAAAGCGAAGAAAGGAGAATCAGTTTATGATTATCTTTTCGTAGAGTGGTATATGATAGATATGTATAGTAAGCCATTTAACGGAAACTATATTCAGCATAATGGGAAACTAAAAAAAGGAACGATAGAAGATTTTATATTATCGATGAATAAATATGAAATCAACCTATTTACCAATCATAAGGGTTGTACATTGGAGAATATCAACTGGAGGAGGTTGATGCGTTCGCAGCTTCCGAGCGAAACGAAAATGAAACAAGAATATCCTTCGGATGATATAGAAGCGTTCCAAGATTCGGGTACACCTGCATTTAGGGCAGAAGATATAGAAGCCATGCGCAAAGATTGTAAGCTGCCGGCAGCTATCGGTACCTTATCTTCTAAATGTTCGCCAAACCTTGCTAAACTGGAACCGAAGAGAAGAAAGGAAATACTGTCTGAACTCAAATTTAATGCAGACGAACAGGTATTAGAAGAATTATCTTCCGGCGATATAAAACTGAAAGAACTTCGCGAAAGGGATAAACTAAGGATATGGGAATATCCTGATACGGAAATAAAGGTATCGAACCGCTATGTAGTTGTATTCGATCCGCAAAAAGGATTGTCGGAAAAAGCAGACTGGGGTGTTATCGTAGTATATGACCGCTACTGGATGATGTATAAGGGTAAGCCGGAGATAGTGGCAGAATGGCGCGGACGTATCGATAAGGATATTGCTTTGTGGGTAGCTGCACAGATAGCAACATTTTATGATAATGCGCTCCTGGTAGTGGAAAGTAATACGTATGAATCGGATTCGAAGTATGACAATTCGGAATTTATATTCGATACTATTTCCAATTATTACAAGAACCTGTACAGTAGAACTCCTGCAGATAAAATTAAAGAAGGAGAACCGGCCGTTTATGGATGGCACACGAACAGAAGTACAAAACCGTTGGTTATTGAGAACTATGTGGCTGAACTTCGCGAAGAGGGATATATAGAGCGTAACGAAGAAGCCCTGAATGAAGCAAGGGTATATGAACAGAAGAAAAATAAATCATTCGGTGCCAAAGAAGGCAAGCATGATGATATACTTATGACACGTATGATAGGCTGTTATATCTGTCGGGATCTTCCTTTGCCGAAAGTGATAGATGATGAACCGAAGCATAAAATTAAAAAGCCTGTGGGTGTATCTAGTTTCTAATGGGCAGAAAACCTCAAGCGGTAAAATGCTAATGCGTAGATAGTATTAAGGTACATTTGTACATATCATAATATTTGAATGAAATGGAAAATAAAAAATATGTAGCGATATCACCCGATGGGAAAAGCAATATAAATTTTGAAGGTTCGCGTCCTACAATAGACGGTAATTGGGTAGTATTTTATAACAATGGTACAAATGAAGTAGCTGCTATTATCCCTACAACATATTCTATTTTCTTAGGTGGCTCAGATATTAGTATAAAATAAATATTCTGTTTATGTTCAAAGATATAATTTCAGATTTTAAGGAGTTCCGGATATGGTTTTTAAACTGGTTGTTTTACCGCCGGCACGCTATAAAAATGAGCCTTGCCATTCGCCTGGCTGATATGAAACAAAAGGCATTCAATAAACAGTATCATGTGATGCTTATGGAACTTCCTTCCGGCGATAAACTTGTATCGGTAAACCGGGACGAAATAAATAATCTGAAACGTAAAAAGTGGCTTCCGAAAAATGCGTGTATGCTCTCATTGAGAGATTCGATATTTTATTCCACACCTTTGAACCGGAATAATACTTCTACTCCAGGAGATAGGAAAGTAGCCAAAGAGAAGTATTTGAAGTATGCAAAAAAATATATGAGATAGTGGCGAAATTGGCAGACGCACCGGCAAAGGATACGGAGATACAAGTCGGGATTGTGGTTCACTCCGGTTAGCACAATCAAATTACAGGTTCAATCCCTGTCTGTCTCACAAAATTTTGATTAGTGTTTTTCATAGTATTAGATTTAAGGTTAATCATGGAGCAGGGTTTGTCGGGAAGATAAGCCCTGTTTTTTTTAATAGGCTATTTATCACTTATATAATTATTTTTCTTAGCTTTGGTGTATGATTAAACTTAAAGCCGTATGAAGAAAGCACTATTATCTATATTGCTGTTATCAGCATTGTTTATATCCTGTTCTTCGGATGATGATAACGATCCGAACAATGGGAACCAAAACGGAAAAGATATGATAGACGAAAAACTTATAGGCAAATGGAAGGTTGAGTATAGCAAGACTATAAAGGGTGCTAGATTCTTAGATGATGGAACATTGGAGATAGCGGATAATGCTGTTATAACTGAATATAATGGAGATTATACAGGGCATATAGAACAAACCCCAAAATCCGGAATATTTGATGTGTCTGAATTTAAAATAGATATCAAAGATGATAATTCAATTCTTGTTTCTCCTGCCGGGAAAAACAATAAAACTATTACATACAAAATCGAAGACGGATTACTTAAATGGGTAGAGAGTTTAAAATCTACTTCCAGTCAGTCTCAGGATCATAAATATAAACTTGAAAATGGCAAATTGACAATAGAACGGATTCCTACCACGCGTAACACTTATACTTATACAATATCAGAATATTCGAAAATAACAGAATAAGGAGAAGGGGCGAAAGCCCCTTGTTTGTCTTATCTCATTTTTGAATTGTTGTATTCCTTTTCGTATTCAGTATCTAAATAATATATCTTTGATTCTTCACTAACAATTCCTGCCAAAGTATATAGAGTATAAGCAAATTTAGATCGGGACATTAAATTTGAATCTAAGTTTTTAATATTACCTTCCTTTATCGGAAAGCCTGTTAATGCTTTGAAGTTTACCCCATCCATTGAGTAATGAACCATAAATAAAGAGAACTTATCATCAGCAGGTTTAGACACTTCGTATAACAATGCTCTCAGTATCATTCTTTCGAACTTCTTCATATCGGGTGTACCGTATTGCAACGGACGAAGAATAAAGCTGATGTGAGTTAAAGGCGTTTCGGCAGAAGCATAATCTTTAAGCGTGTTATTACTTACCACAAATAATTCAGGGTATATATTGCCAACTACAAGATCAATCTTTTCAGTGGATTGATAAAATGAACTACTTTTAAAATTAAGCACATAGTTTAATTCGGAATCGCAGTTTATTATAACTTCATCTTTATGCGGATCATAAATAAGCATCCGTATGTTTTCTACCAATTCATCAAAGCCCCTTTGCTCTGGATTGAATACAACGCCATCGCAATGGCTATTCATTTCGATATTCAAGCCCATCGGCGGTTCTTCAATATGCGGAGTGATAAACGTATCTTCGTTGTTATTCAGAATATTTAGCCCATCCTTTGTAATAAAGATTACCCCTCTAGGAGTTTCGCACACATATTCGGATACCGGAGTTTTTTGTGATGTGGGATCAGATAAAGTGCTATAAACGACTTCACCACTACCTACATTCAAACTCCATATTCCTTGTGTAGTAAAAACATATAAAGGGAACTGACCTTTATTCCTGTCAGATACTAACATGGCATTTGTAGCCATAGCCAGGATAGTACCGTTACCTACCAAATAAGTATTGACATTCGGAAAACTTAACGGATTGCTTAATTCTGATACCTTTATTTTATTCGGTTCTGATAATGTTACTATTTTTGACGTGTCAGGGCGAGGAACCTCTTGAGCATCATCAATACTTATAATAGGCTTCAATCCATCATTCATATAATATGCTATATTCAATAGATTGTGTGGTTCGAGTGGCGTAGTAAATACTTTAGTCCAAACATCATTCTCTACTTCATATATTGTTATTCTTTTGGCTCTAGGATCAGGATATGACAAAAAAGCACTGGCGAATAATTTAGGTACAGTAAAATATGTACTATGAAACGAATATACTTTTTCGAGTGAAGTTCCTGTATATACTTCTACTTCTGTTGCAATATAACTGGTAGAACCTTCAGGGGGAGTAGCACCGTTATAATTATTTCCCCATTGGAAATATCCGGCATGAAAACCTCTGAAAAATGTTGTCCTTATATTCGCTATATGCAAACGATTGTTGTAAGCATAGCTTTTTGCTGCTCCATATTTATGATTCGAATAATTATCATCAGTCATTAATTCCTGATAAATCAGGTTTTCCATTGTGCTAAAATCTTCGTCTTTCGAAGGAAGAGCATCTGCATCCCACGTAGCTTCTTTGCCTATTTCAATACTTCTGACAAGATATAAATTAGAAGTGTTTGCTACATTCTTTAATGCTTCCGGAGTAAGTTCTTTTATGAGATTATAGTGTCTCATAGGGAAAGGAAATATCGGCGGTAAGTCTGTTGTTGACATATCCTTTCTAATCTTTTCTACATTGGATATTCCAACAGGTGGAGATAGGAATATATCGACTGACTTAATAATATCTTTCCATTTTTCAAAGCTATCATTACCTAGCTGAGTAAAATTATAGTGCATATAGATTCTATATCCATACACATCGACTTTAGAATCATTTACTAATGAACCTCCGACAAATTTATAATCGATAGTCTTTAATTCAAGGATATCTTTTACAGGCATTACAAGTATTGGCGGTGAGTGTTTGGTTATCGAACCATCATATAACCGATAAGCATACCGAATAAAGCAGGCATCGAAAAGCTGCAACCCAAAACCGCCTATTGGTTCTCCATTGTTATTGGTACCACCATTTACAAGAACATCGATAGCTTTATTTACAAGTCCTTTAGTCGCATCTATAAAATTATCAGGCTTGATAGTTCCCGAACCATATTCATTGACAAAATAATATTCGGCATGAGACATCACATCGGAAGTGTTTAAACTTATTACAGGCACCTGTGGAATTTCGCCAAGAAAAGTATATCGGTTATTCTGATAAAATAGATAGTAGATATTATCTTCGGTAATCAATGACAGGGTATTTCCTATTTGCTGAACGCTATTGATAGTTCCCTGAATGTAAGAAGCAATACTTTGTGGCTGTTCGTCCCGGACATCCCAATATACGGAAGAATAGCCGTTGCTATTTACAACACCTATCCAGTTCTTGTAATCGTTATTCTGATGAACAAAAACTATATCGTATTTCTGTGATAGTTCCTGAACTTTTTTGCGTGGTGATACCGGGTGTAAGGCTCCATTCTTTGGTCGAAGGTTCACAAGTGAATATGTATCGCCTTCTGTGTATGCGGATGTTGTTGTTATACCATTGATAGGTACCTGTATTCTTTGTGGCATAATCTTAATTTTTGCATCTAAAATACATAGCCCATATAAGTTAGTTTGCGGTTGATGCGAAAATCTCTATAACTTCTCTGTGATGCTCTACAAGAGGGTGGTTTGTATCAAGCAGATTCTTTACTGTTTTGATACCGCTTGAAATGGTTTGTTTCCTACGTCCATCTATCCTAGATATTCTTCGGTGCCCTAAGCCCTGAAGATTGAGACAATACCAATATACTTCGCGTGCGATTGCAATTTCTTCATTGCGCGATCTGCCTGTGATATCATCTTTCGTGATACCTATGTCTGAAAGGTTGGAGAGTTCTATAAATCTCTCTACTGTTAGCGTACTCATAGCCCTAAAAAATTGATTAGTAGAGCAATGATAAAGCAAAAATCAATCTATATCAATAGGCTGATTTTCAGTTGAAATAGCATGAAATAGAGTGCTATAATATGGGATAGTAAGAAAATGAAAAGTTTAAATATTATTAACTTTCGTCCTCTTCGTTTTCGTCTGTTTCGTCAGTGTCTTTTAGTAGTTTAGTTTTCATTTCGTTGATGGCGGTTACTCCGAGCATACGCGCATAAAGAAGAGATTGTTTCATATTGGTATGCCCCATAATCTTCGGTATGGCTTCGATGCTTACGCCGTTGTTTATAAGATAGGTTCCAAATGTGTGCCTGCCGGTATGTGTGGTAACGTTCTTATTTATACCGACACGTTCAATTAAGGTGCCTAGATATTCGTTATACTTTTGATTGCTGATAACAGGCAGCTTGTAATCGTACTTATCCAGTATTTCTTTTGCTTGAGGAAGAACGAAGATAACATAGGCTACTCCGGTTTTATTTCGCACTCCATGTATTTGCTCTTCATCATTTACAATAACTATCTTGTCTCTTCCGAATGATTCGAGGTCTGTATAGGATAGTCCGGTGTAGCATTGGAACAGGAATAAATCTTTTACCCTTTCTAAACTTTCTTTAGCTGCTCCCTTCGGTTCGTACTCTATAATCTGCTTTACTTCGGATTCGACCAGGTAAACAGGATCTTCGGACTTTCCTTTCTTGAATATAAAATCATCATAGGGGTTACGCTCAATCAGTCCTCTGCGCCTTGCTTTTTCTATATATCCTTTGAATAGGGAATGACGCTTGTATAATGTAGGTTGAGACTTAATTGTTTTCTTCAGGTGCAGGTCGAAGTCCTCAAGTATGACATAAGTAATATCTTTGAACGTTTTTATCTTTCCAAATTCTTCCAGGCGTTTGATAAAGGAATTGTTATATTCTAGTGTAGTATAGGAAACATCACGCCTAACTAAATCGGCGCGGATGAAATCAACAACATTAGTAGTCAATTCATCAGCAGCTTTATCCCAGTTCTGTATATCTTCAAACTTTTCGCACTTATCCGACAATACAAAGGCTTCTATTTTATTAAATACACTTTGTACATTCTTCCGGAGTATGGCACCATTGGGATGCTTCGAACTGATAATCGTTCCATCTTTGGTATGATGCTCGAAGAGTATCTTTACATTGGTAGGGATATACGTTTTTTGATTAGTGACTGTGTCCCTAACTTCAATATGTATCATCGCTTTTTTCTTCGGATCTTTTTTCGCCTTCCCTTTTTGGTCAAAAACTATCCGCATTGCAAGTGTTTCCATAACCGCTTAATGATTAGTGTTTTTCCAAAGGTAGAAAAATTTTCTACCACTTTTTCTACCAACCGCCAAAACGGTAGAAAATTAACGAAATAAGGTGGGATTCTGTGGGATAACGTAGGATAGTAACAAGCTGCTAAAAATAGCATTTAGAACCGCATTAAAACAAGAAAAGTGGCTGTTTAAGCCACTTTTCAAAGGTCGTTATTGCGGAGAGAGAGGGATT